CCCCATAACCTCGGGTCGAACGGGTCGGCATACTCAAATGGTACACCACGGTCTGGTTCTGGTACGCCTGCTGGAATCGCCTGAGAAGTCACAGACTTAGGCACAGCAGTTGCCTTCACCTGCTCTGTCTTTTCATGCTCGACTTTAACTATTTCCTTCTTGTTATCCTGGACACCTTGGAAGATATCGTACCCAAGGGCAAGCGCCAGGGGGCCACCGATGGACAATATCTGGATGATAGGTTCTGCCGCTTGCTGGGTAAGGATCCCGCTGGTTACGAGTCCGCCAAGTAGGGATGTCAGGAAGCCCATACCCGTTGCTGTGAATTTCTTTTTGCCGTCTAACATAGTACCTCCTCTATTTCAATAGGTTCACCGTTCCATTGTTGGCCATCCTTCCACCACTTACCATCTTCAAAGTTATAGCCAGCGGCTTGCAATTCCCGCACCGATGGGTTTTCTATTGTCCGTTTCTTTTTTCCTTCCGACATAATTCCTCCTTTTCGCCAGGCTGAACACTACGGGTGTTCAATTGAACACATTTTGTGTCTCATAAAATAGCCACAAACAAAGTTGTGGCTCACTTTCGGTATATTCTGAGACGCAATCTCACTGGCTCGTTTCTTTTAAGCAGCTCCAAGTCCCTGCTATAGCCCGTAAGGTAGGGTGGTAATAGGGTCACCCGTCACAATGCATCACCTCCTTCGTTTTATAAATTCCCACAGCACGGCACAGAGAAGCAGAATCAACCAAACTGAAACTACTTCCCAGAATGTCATTTTATCAGCCTACCTCACAATAGTTTGATACAAAGTGCTATAATCCCACCAATAACACCACTACCAAGTATTGCTGAGAAGACAAGCAGCACAGCCCTTTGTGTGCCTTTTAGTTCGCTTATCTGCTTGGCAAGACTAGGCAGATGGTTGTCCATCACGGCATCAATCTTGACATCGAGTTTCTCGACAGCCTTTTCCACTTTGGCGATTCGGCTCTCTCCCATTGGCTTACTCCTTTATCTTTTTTAGTTTGGCTACTTTGATTTTAAGTTCATCAATCTCGGCAGCTAAATTCCTTGTTGGTGGAGATGGCTCAGGAAACATCATTGTCAATTCGGATAGTTCTATTTGCTCATCCTTTGCCAGAACGGGCTTGGCCTTTAGCTTATCCTTCCTTTGCTCAAGTTCCACATCACAATCACGCCAAACCTGAGCGTGTTGCTGGTCAAATAGCTCCTTATCATCAGCATCCTTGCGAGTGCCGAGAGCATCATGTTGCTCTAAATATCGTGTCTGTATCTCTGTTTTAGTCCCCATTATTCTATATATCCTAAAACATGAATCCTAGTATCAACCTGAGCCGTTCCGCTAACTATTATCCTATATTCTGAAACTTGACCAGCATCTAAACCTATAAGTCCTTGTTCGTACTTAGTTTTGCCACTCTCAGGCGCATTTGAAGTGTAGGTTACTAGAGGTATATCAGGCGTCATTCCATTTTTACGGACAGCAAGTTGTATAAAACCATCAGTATAACTATCTAGTAAGAGAAAAAGCTCAACTATAGCGAACTTAGCACTAGCACTTGTGTAGGCAGTTAGGTCAAGGTCAGTCCAATTAAGTGTAGCTGTCCTGTTCAAATCCTCTAGAGCTTTCTCCGAGGCATCCTTCCAAACAACTCTATTAACTAAGGTAGAGGCAGCACCAAATAAAGCTACATGACTAGCGCCTACACCATGAACACCTGTGGTTGCTACTCCGTGGTCATACATTGCATTGGAAGTAGGTGGCTTTGCTACCTCCGCATCAGTGCCACCTGCTGTGTCATCCAATAAGACAACGCCCTTGTTTGAGGTCGAGGCATCTTCACAGGCAATGGTTAATGTGGTAGTTGACCCCGACGTGTCAATGCCTTCACCACCAACAACGCTGAAAGCTTGGTCGTCAGCCGTAACCGTGCCACTGTCCGTGGTGATAACTGGCTCGCCGTGTGCATCCACATCCGCAATATGACCATCTAAAGACTTTGATGTTCTTACATTCTGCTTATCTACAGTGTCTAAGGCAATGAGTTCTTCGGCATCATAGGCGGTGGCCGTTGTCCCTTCATACCCCCGTTGAACATTCATTACGTTGGCAGAAGTCCAAGAAGTGCAGCACATCTTTTCTCGGTCAATCCATATCTCAAAAGTCTGATTCTGCGGGAATACAGAGCCATCAGGTACTTCGAGAGTTATCTGTGATGCCGAAATTGGATCCACAAGGTATGAGATAAACATAATCTATTCCTAAACAGCGGTTAATTTGACAAGGTGTTCATACCGACTTTCTTGCTGGTTCGAGATAAAAGGCTGATATACAAATGTCCAGCCGGCTACCCTGTATGTCGCATTAGTCTGGTCGCAAATAGTATCGTTAATTTTAATCACGTCCCATAATTCTTGATGTATAGCAGGTGGAATCAAAATCTGTCCTCTTGGTGCGCCTAACCTAGCTTTGGCTAAGATATTTACAGCAATAGTTTCGGCATCGGCCTGAGTAGGAATCATGGAATCAGGGTATATTTGCAGAACCTCACCCTCTATCGCAGCATCCTTAGCCTCGCCATAAACAGTATTGCCATCTGTGTCAACACCCACCGCATAAACACGGTTTACAAGCCTCGGTGCATCAAAGTATTCTGGTTTTATAATGGGATGGTTCAAGAGATGAGAATGTATCCCTTGTAACGCCATACAGGTAATTGCGCAGATAGGAACAGTAAAACCTAGTGGGAAATAAGGTTGAAGTCCTACACAGTCAATCTCGCATACATCAACATCAAAATGTAGATCAACCCCTAAATAGGGTCTTGCCAATCGGACACTTGATGTTGTGGCTATTGGTATGGTGTATGTAGGCACAGTTCCCCATTCCTCAAACATAAAGTCGCGAGCGGGGGATACATCCATCCAATTTGCACCGCTATCGTCTGAGTAGTGAAATTGCCCACCAGTGTAAGTAGGGCTTGTGGCGTCCCTCCGCCAGCATACATAATTATCCGCATCCCCAGCAGTTGCTCTGACCACTATGCCGTATGTGGTGCCATCGGTGATCGCATAGCCAGCCCCCAGTGTAATTGTTATCCACTCACCTTCCGTATCAACTGTCAGCACGTCTCCATCCGTGGTGCCTGAACACAGGTCGGCATCCACCATCGTACTAGTTCTAATACCTACCGTTATTGTCCCAGGGGAACCAACCCTATAAATCAATAACTTAACACTGGTAATTGTGTGGTCTACGGATATAGTGAATGTTTGGGCTAGCCAGCGTGCCGCCTGCGCAAAACTATAAGTATCATCGTTAGTATTGTAGTATTGGTCTCGAATAGGCATATTACAGCCCCCTACCAATAACGATAGGATTAAAAGTAACGCTATTGCTTTTCGCATTTTTCATCTTTTACCCGTATCTCAATCTCCAATATAGGCACTTCAAAGACTTGTGTTGTTCCTGGCTCTGGAACCGTTGGCTTCTCTTTATCTATCATGCAGCCACCGTCACTGTCACAATACCAGAGGAGTTGAACGTGAACACCACGTTGGAAGCAGAGGCCGCATAGGTCTGGCCGAGGTTAATGCAACATATCAGTTTACACAAGGCATGGGTGCCTGGCGTGTTGTTATCGTACAACACCAAATACTGATAGTCGGTAAGAGTGACTGTTGAGAATGTCAGGGTATACGGAGAGTCTATCGCAAATGTAGTTACCCTTGATGAATAGGTTACGGTTGGTGCGGTGAGGGCTACGCCGTGCGTTGTATAACCTGACCCGCTGACTTCATCGGTTTCAACATCTGCCCAGGTTGTGTCGCCATCCTGGTCGAATGTGTGCCCACTGTCAAGCAACGCACCGTAAAGGTCTGTCGACCCGTGCATGTCATAGACCAGTTTTCTCATGCAGTTTAAGGGAAAGTTACCATAAGCCTTGATTGTAATTGCCATTGTGTCGCCTCCTTTAAGTTACCGGGAATTTATACAAATACGTTGAAACATCCGTAGTTTGTGGGTAGATAATATATCCATCATTGCCGAAAAATCTTATCTGGTCAGAAACAAGGGCAAGTAATCGCCTTAACATATTGGCTGCACTTTCGCCAGCACTGATTTCAATAACAGGCTCAAAAGTAGTGATGTAAGATGAACGGCTTATGTAAGATAAAGAGCCGCCTATTGCCTTGCAGAGCATTTCAATCAGTTCATAAACTGAATAAGTAGTGGTTGCACCAAGGTAATTAAAACTTACCTTGCGGTCAAATCTGTATTTTTCAAGTAATCCCCAGGCATCTATACAATGAATAGTAAACTGAGCCAAATTAGGCGCACGGGTGTATCCCCATGAATCTACGAAGTAACGGGCATATTCCTCATAAGTACCAACGGCACTAATCTCATATCCAACAAATAGATTTATCCGGCTGCCGATAGCGAGCGTGTCTAATACACCTGTTCCCACATCATCAAAAAAACTATCGTAGTTATTGAATGTAATGTCCAACTCACTCGACATCTCCGAAGCAACGGTTTCTTTTATTGACAATATGGAATGGCCAAAGGTTTTGGAATTTAATTGGGCGGGGATTAAACCCTTGCTAGTGATATTGCAAACGGGGACGGTGTGTGAATTGGCCATCTATTCACCAAACTCGATGTAAGAGCCTGCGCCCGTGCCTATTGTTGGCACACTCCAATCAGTAGGTAAGGGTGACATAAATATCTGGTCGCCGTTGTAAGCAAATATCCAGCTTGAATTAGTACATAACTTTACTGGCCTGTCGTTAATGAATGTATATGCCTTGCCGAATGTAGCTGTCGTGATAGCAGTGCCTCTTTTGAGTTCACACAGAGATACCCTCCCATCGCTGTAAAGGGACAGGATAAGAGGATAGCCAGATATTTTGTGTAGAAACGCCGCAGGATGCACGTTTAGCATCCTTAGCAACCCTGGTTGTGTCAGCAAAATAGGCGCAAAAGCAGCTATCGCCTTAGCTTTTTCCTCCCCAATAAGCAGTCTTGGAGAGAAATGAGATAGTTGTGCCATACTAGTTATATTTACTTTCAAGTCAGCGATTATTATTTCGCCACCCGCTAACCATGAATTAGGTGATACATGAGTCCCATTCCCCAATATTATGGAATATGACGCACGGATAAGCGTGGACATATATGATTGTCTTGCAGCATAGGTTATAAACCAATCACCATCGTAAGCTACATCCATATTTTCTAAATATATTGTTTCATAATACGGATACGCAGTCCCCCAAGCTGGCACCCACCTATGGAGTGTGAACTTGTCTTTCCAGTCAAAATCCGCCCTGTACCAAGGCGATGTCCAAGCACCACTGCGTCTAACCTTTGTCCGTAATTCGAGGCGATATATATTATAGGAGTGATACTGACGGTTAATTATGGCATGGTATGGTGCCCTAGATGTATACCCAACTACAATAGCCAAATCGCCAGTAGGGGTATATGCCATTCTAACCATTGTGCCTGATGAAGCCCCCATGTCTGTAGCAGAACCAAAACTTGCACCATAATCGGTTGATTCTTGGCGATATAGTTTTCCCCCACTTAAATAGGCTATTATGACTTCATTGCTCGTTGGATTGGCTGCGATGCAAAAAGTCAATGCTGGGTCAAAAGTACCCTTTTCACCGACTGCACCCCATGAAGTGAAATCAGTATCCAAATCAGGAGATGTAATTCGTACCGTAGTTGCGCCGGTCCCTGAAGTTATAACGAAAGAACCATCACTCGCACAACAAGCCCATGCACCACCTTTAGAGGTTTCAAGAACCGAAGTCCAGTCATACTCACTAAACTTAATCCCGCTGGATTCGGCAGGGAAATCGTAAGCCTGTATCTGTAATTTAACAGCAGGTATACTGTTTAGTGTGAGTTGTTCATTAAGAAGTGATTGGGCTAGAGTTTTCATATTGCCCTCAAGCCAGGATAACTAATGCCGTCGGAGAACCTTCCCAAACGATTCAGTGCGACTTGGTATTCTTGGTATTTCATGGTTGCCCAATCTTGGTAGCGTCTCACCATGCCAGAGACATTGATGGATTGTTCAGCCTGTTGGACATACGAAGTGGCTTCTGCTATGTAGGCATTGGCGGCAGCAAATTCCTGCGCGGCGGTCTCTAGATACTCGCTGTTTGTTTTGGCTTTGTCAAGATAAGACTTGGCAGCTTCAACCTTTGCTTGTGCATTGGATATGTTGGTCTGGCTGATAGCAACGTATTTCCCAGCTATATCACCGCCTGGATTATAGGTATCAACAACGGTTGTTGCCGTATCCATATCCGTGTGCGCTGTATCCAAAATACCCTCTGCATCGGCGATCGCCGTATCAAAGGCAGTCAGTAAGGCAGCGAGATTACCTCTGCCCGAAGCAATATCAGCAACACCAAGTATGATTTGTGCGTCGGCCTTTGCGGTATCAGATAAGGCAAGAGAGGCATCGGAAAGTAGCGAGGTAACGCCTGTAAGTTTTAATTGGGCGTAATTAGCACCATACTCAGTGGCAGCGTGGGCAACTGAGCCAAGTATGACCGTCTGCTCTATATTGCGTGGCACATCAGATGGTTTCGCCGTGAAAGCCCACTGATCAGTCGCAGTATGCCCAGTATTGGCTGCCCAGAGAATAGACACATTATTCGAAAGGACGGTAGCAGTAGTAGAGCAATTTGTCGCAGACCCATACGTTGTACCGCCATCACTGCTAAACTTGAATGTGTCAGGTGTGCCTTCAGCGTAAATCTTGACAATATAGTTTAATGCGCCAGTTCCAGTGTAGGCATCACTATCAACCGTGGCATCATCCAGCCCCGACCCTGTAAAGACCGCAGGTGTATGGGTTAGGATGTATTCCTTCCCGTAATGCACTCGCACACAGGCTTTATAATCACGATACTTTGTGACTGAAACCGTATCAGTGACGGTTTCTTCTTCAAAAGGAGTGGCAAGGGTTAGAGAGGTAGCTGAAGCACAATGCGCTACCTGATAATACTTCGAGCCAGATGAAACGCAAATTAAATGACCATTACCGTCACTAGAATTACTTTTGAGTTCCGTGGTAAAGAGGCTGCTTGAACCCGCTACAGTCCTGCTCCCCTTGGTAAAGGTAATCGTTCCCGTCAATGTGCCATCGGTAATCGTTGGTATTCCACTGAGGTCAAGGGTAAGGATGCCATCCGACTCCGTGTAATTACGCCATACGGGGGGATTGCCGCCACTGCTTACCGGGTACTCAACCCGCATCATCTTAACTAAATTAGTAAGCCCTGATATATCAACATCGTTGGTGAATTCAGTAATGCCCAGGCAGGCGGTCTTGTACATTGGCTGCTTATTGGCAACCTCGCTTAACACCTGGTCAATTATTGATTGTAGGTAAGCATCAGTCCAAGCAGAGGCTGTTGTTTCCCTCAAGTTTTGTCTGATAGACGATAGTATTAGCGACCTGTTCATTTACTTCTCCTTGGTTTTCACCTCACCAGCTATTGATGGCCCACCGCCTTTGGGAAAACACACGTGCATATAGCGACCACCCTTAATTTTTATGGTTCTCACACGGCCTTTATTTTTTACGCATTCATCGAATTCCTTCGGCATTTCTACCCCTTATTGAATCCTCTTGACCTGTCAATCATTGTGCATCTAATCTCAATCTCGTTTTTCATGTTCTGTATTGGTTCGACAACAAAGTAACCCAGCAAATCACCATCGGATAATACCTTCAGACACTCACCTGCTTTAATGTCGCCTGCCTTTAATCTGCGGAACGCGCTCCAAGAAATCTCTTTCATTTCACCTCCCTTGGTACTATATTTAGGTTTGGTAATAGTAACGCATTGGTCTTCTTTACCAAGTCGGTTACAAGTTTGCGTATAACCTTGTTTGCCGACTCGCAAAGGGGTCTAATCATCATCTGCCCTGTGGATGTTGTTGGCTGAATGGGGAATAGCCAGCAAATGTCAGGCCGGTGATCATAGATTTTGCAAGCCTTGTCTTCCAAGAACATACAGCCACTCTGACAGCGAAGGAATCTACCCTTATCGTTGGCACCCAACTGGCCCTCAACATCATCTAGCGTGTAGTCGGTATTGTCTACAATCCTCTGAATCTCACGCTCTGTTATTGGCACCTGAGCGTAATGACAGCAGTCGGCACAAGTTCCGCTAGGGCAATCGAGCAATTCTCTAGCGTACCTGATGTCAAAGGCGTTCAGCTGAAGAGGAACTGGCAGATTCATCTTTGCCCCACGGTAGGCTTCAAAAACCTCACTCCAGAAGGTTTCAACGTCCTCCAAGTGCGGTTCGCCCCAGTATTTAGAGAAAAGCTTTGTTTCGAAATCTAGTAAGATGGTCATTCGTCTAGCACCGCCTCCTGTAGTTCGTTATTACCAAGCATCCTATCCAACTGCCCCTGCGTCATGCAGGCGGGCGAGTCGTGCATATAGTCCCAGCTCAGGTCTGTTACATTCGCTTCACTAGCCCTTACTTTGAACTTCCGCCAGTCGGGTCCGTAATGCCGTATAATGTATTCCTCTATTGGCTGAGGACACGGGTATTCACGGCCCAGCAGTTCAATCTTCCCGAGCTTCTCGAAAAACCTCGTGGGGAAGACATGAAACAGCGGTTGAGGATAAGGATCAGCCCAACAGTAGTACCAGAGCAGGTTATCTTTGATGTGGCAGAACTTGAAGTCGAGGAGAATCCGTTGCTGGTGGAGGGCCAAAATCTGTGCCTTGATAGGCTTGTTGGCTTCTATGTGATGAAAGCCTGCCAGCCATAAGCCCTTGACCAGTTCAGCAGTCTTAGCCTCGTCAACCTTGTCACTAAAGCAGCGAAGGTCTATGTCGTGGTCAAGATGGTTGATGTTCTGGTCACGGTAGGCCGATAGTAGAGTCCCAGAGTCAATCCAATATGGGATGTGCAAGCTTTCAAGCACATCGGCGGTCTGTTGCAGGACTTCATTCGCTACTCTTGGAATCTGCATCTTTCTGCGCCCTCTCCTTATCTGCTATCTGCTTGAGCTGGCTATTTATTACCATCTCAAGCGTGTAGGTTTGTGGGCCTCTGTGTCCAACCCATACCGCTGTGTCCAGATAGCACTTAAAGCCCGCTTTCCGTGCCTTCAAGCAGAAATCCCAATCCTCGGAGATGTAGATGGCTGGCATCCCACCTTCCCTCTCCTCATAATACCCGCCACTCTCGAAGAACGGATAGCACCTGATAGGGTCTGTGGGATTAACTATCTTCATGTCGAGTTTCTTTCGTATCGTGTCTAAACAATTCCACGATATTCCCAAGAATCCCGTAGCCAGATATTCCATGTCCTGAATCTTGCCATTGAAATCTACCGCACCCTTCCAGCCATAAGATGCGAGCTGGCTGCCGTCTTTAACGGCGTAGCAACCTGCGATGAGGTCGTACCCCTGAACCATATCAAGATACAACCGCTGAATATGCTCTGCCTCGAAGACCATATCATCGTCTATAAAGAGCATATAGGGCGCTGTGTGTGCATCCAAGTATTGAGTACATGACCGACTTCTTGAGCGGCCAATGAGGGCATCGCCGGTGAACACAGCTATGTTGTAGAGAAGTTGGGTGTGTAATCTGAACTTCTCCAGCGATTTAACCGTGTCACAGTCAATGTTCCGATGCCCGCAAAGGATGATTTGCAGATTTACCATAAACTCCTTTCTGTGTGGGAAGGTGGGTTTAATCCCACCCTCCCACTAAAATCTATTTGGTTATGCGCCAGTCCAACTAGTGCCACTAGCATAAGTCACTACCCAATGTACACCATCTATAGCTAGTACCGTGGCGGCGTTATCTACGCCTTTGTCATCGTAGATATAGTTGCTATGCCCGCCATCCGTGGGGTCAATAATCTCATCGCTTGTGTTTGCGTTGATATTAAGCCTGTTGGCCCCAAAGTAGTGGGTGATGTGATACCAGAGTCCTGCGGCAGCCGTTGGCAACGTTACAATACGGTCACCACCAGTCGTATCACAGTTGATGTAGTGCTGCTGGGCTGTGGTAAGGGTTGATGTTGTAGACACGTCGGTAATTCTGACGTGCGAGACATGGCCATCCGTCAGCGTAATGTTGCCCTTTGTAAGAGTCACATCGCCCAGCTTACAGTTCAAGTTACCCGCAGTCAGGGTGACATCACCCAGCGTACTCAGGATGTCCTTCTCAGTGATGGTGAGGTCGCCCTTTGTAAGAGCCATATCACCTTCGGTCAGTGTGACATTGCCTTTTGTCAGGGTAATGTCTGTGCCAGTTGGACAACTCCAGGAAGCCATTGTTGACACTCCCGTAACAGTCAACTCATAACCAGCACCCTCGGCAGGTGTTATGTGCACCGCTGTTGCGGTTAGATATCCCTTAGGCGTTACGACAACCCTATTAGCCGCCGTAATGTGTCCGACAATCTGCTTCGCCGTACTCTCTGAACCCGTGAGCTTGCCGCCAGTTGCAGTGTACAAAGGATCAGCCCGAAGGCCATTTGACGTGGCAGTGTCGGTATCCCAGTAATAAGGGGTAACAGCACCACCAGCAGTGGCAATTACGTCAGGTGCCATCAGTTCAGCACCAAAGGCACACCAAACGTCTTCGTCTTCCCGCCTAGCTTCTACAGCTACAGCAGAGGCGAAACCATCACCGTTGCAAATCTCAACACCCTCATCACCACCATCTGTACGCCATTTCACAAGGTCACCACAGTCAACACCGGAACCACGCATCTTGGTCTTGAAGCGACCCCAGCTATGCAGGACTATTAAACCTTCTCTTGCAGTAAAAGCCATTTTCTTTATTCCTCCTTCTTATCCTGCATTATGCACCAGTCCACGTGCCAATCTTGTTGATAGCAATCCAGTTGGCATTGTTTATGGCGTGTAAGGTGACAAGGTTTTCAAGTCCCTTATCATCGTAGAGGTAATCACTGACGCCACCATCAGCAGGGTCGGTAATCTTGTCACCAGAACCACATAGGACGTTTATATTCTGGGCCGTCTTGAAGTGGAAGATGGTGAACTCCTTGCCTGCAGCAGCAGTCGGAAGCGTCAGTATCGTAGCCGCAGCTGGCGATACGTTGATGAAGCCCTGTTCGGCATCAGTCAATGTAGCAGTAGCCGTCTTGTTTGTTACTCGGACATTCTTAACGTAGCCAGCAGTCATGGTGATGTTACCTGCAACCATGTCTAGGTCGCCTGCCGTCAGGATGACGTTACCCGCTGTCAAGTTGCAGTTGCCCAAGGTCACGGTAATGTCCCCTGCGGTCATATTGACGTTACCCTTCGTTAGAACAGCGTCATATTCTGTTATAGTGACGTTACCCTTGACCAGAGTGATGTCGCCACCTGAAGCCAAGGTGATGTCACCCGTAAAGGAGCTGGTACCCGTAACCGTCAGCGTGCCCGAAAGATTCAGGTCAGTACTAGTCAGGTAAGCACCTGGACACAGCATAATGCGGTCCTGGTCAATGACATGACCGACTATCTGCGTGGTTGTGCTTGAACTACCAGTGCACTTCCCAGCAGCCGTAGTGTACAGAGGGTCGCTCCGTATTAAAAGTGCAGCGGCAGCCGTAGTATCGAAGTAACCCTGTGTAACTGCTCCACCTGCTGAAGCGACAGAAGGCGGTGCCTGCAACTCAGCAGCTAAAGCCCACCAGCCCATCTCGGTATCCGTAATGTTTTCGCAGGCGATAGCCACCGCTTCAACGGTGTCTGTAGCTACTTTCAACCCCTCATCCGCACTTCCAGTATCCCAAGCCCCCAAATCCCCTACATCAATGTCGGAACCAGATGCCCTCATGCGGAATCTGCCCCAACTATGTAGGACTATTTTCCCTTCTCTATCTGTGAAAGCCATATTCTTTTTACCCTCCTATTATGATTTTGTCGGTTTATAGGTAAACCTCCACTCGTTGATTTTCATCGGCCAACAAGCAAAACCTCTAAACCTTAGATTACTACCGTGCCATCGGGGTCGATTCCCGTAACTTTGGCACAGGTTAGAATGTTCTGGCACATAATGCTCACATACCACTTTATGCGATAGCGACTTGCATCTTTTGTTTCCAGTTTGTCAAACGACTCTATGGTGAGAGGTCCCTTCTGAAGGCCACAACAAGCCTGTGGCGCAAAACTCAAAACAAAGATGGACGTACCATCATCAGCGGTAGTGACATCGTTATCGTAGCCATATTTGGCAGCTGTGGTATAAGAGTTCAGAATATTCTCGGTATCCCTTACGAAGTCACACGCATACACAGGAAGTCCGAAAAGCTCCTCAACACGCCTATTCCCAAGGTCGGTATAAGTAATACCGCCAGCAGCTTGCCTGTAGGTATTGATACTTCGCCTCATTAGCTTGCTCATAACAAGCATCTGAGGTTCTATACCTTTAACCATGTCTATGGCTTCCTCCAACTTTGTCATGCTTAAAACAGCCGGATTGCCAGAAGTGCCTCCTACGGGGACAGTATTGTAAGTCTCGCTCTCAATGAGCTTGTGCATCCCCATAAAGCCTTTCGCGTCCAACGTGGTATGGCCGTAGAAGAACTCGTCCATAAACTCTTTCTTCACAGCCTTTATTTTGGCTTCCAAAGCCTCTTGCTTTAGGTCGTTTATGTTAGAACGCGTTTCCTTTAGGAAGTTGTCCACATCAGAGTCACCGCCCAAAATCTTCAGCGTAGCGGTTGTCGGCGTGGTCGTCCCGGTAGTCTCTACCCAAGTGTCCCCTACACTATAGAACTGGGCGGTTGCCTCAGTGGTTTCCACATTGTACGTCAGCCCATTGCCTGTAATGTCCTTAAAGGGGATCTTCGCAAAGATAGGGTCATCCTTGACGATTAACTCTATAACGCCTGCCTGCAAAACATCATTACTGAGTTTTGCGGCATCTACTAATGTCATTGCCATTTACTTCACCTCGCTATTTTTTTTGCTCTATGCCTCTCCTTAGTTTTTCCGAAGGAGATAAATCTCTCCACGATGTATCCGCAGGGATATTGGTCGCAGAGGGAACTGGAGGCTTATCTAGCTTTTCCCCTTCCTCAACTTCAGGTGCCTCGGGCATCTTGATTTTGGTCGAATCAAAGTTGTCTGCCGCATAAGCCTTCATTTTTTCGGGTGTCGGTTCTCCTAGAAGCACGTCAACATCTACACCAAATTTCGTAGACAGCGTTTGAGCGAGTTCTTCCCGGTCACTCTTATCTACCTCGGCAAGCCTGGTCTCCCACTTAGAGACTTCGCTCTTGTGTTCAGCTTGTTTCACTGCAAGGTCATTCATGTTTTTTAGATACTGCTTTACAACATCTTCGGCATCTTCTGGAATACCATCGTCAATTTCCTTTTTCAGTTCGACGAGGGTGGATTTTAAGGCTTCGCTTTCAGCCTCCAGAGTGTCGCCCCGGGCTGAGAGTGTGTTTCTATCAGACTCCAGCTCGTTGATGCGTAATTGCATAGTCTTTCGCATCTTTGACCATTGTGCCTCGGTGTATTTCGGTGCGTCTTTGTCACCTATCGGAGCTTCGGTTGCCTTGGGCGGAGCAGGATTGGGAGTTTCCTGCTTCTCTTGCTGCGCCGGTTGGTTTTCTAACTGCGATTCCATTGTTACCTCCTTTGTAACTTGTATTCAATACAAAAAGCCCAACAAAAGTCGGGCTCATGTACTTTCTGAGTGTTATGGATTTAGTCTTGTTGAGGTTAAGTATTATTGATGTCGGATATTTTAACTTTCATTCCTTACAAGCAAGCTTCCTTCAAGCCTGTCAAATATCCCTCGTAGAATGGTCCAGCGTGAGCCTGCATATCGCCCATAGTCCAAAGCATTTCACTAGCACGAATTAGCTTGGCACAAGCTTCGATAGTGGCAGCCCTTGCCTTATGAGTAAGTTCATCTGTAGCTGGCCCGAACATATCATCCAGCATAGGCTCAAAAAGTGCCTGTGTCGCTGGATCATCGTTCTGCCATCTGAGTTGCTTTCGCTCTAATGTTGCTGTTACCATTGCCTTCCCTCCTTATCGTAAATTGGCTTATCCTATTATAAGTTAACACATCCTAACACCTTTGTCAAGCAATTTATGCCACTTCTTGACAAGTTATGATAAAAGGTGCGACAATAAGATATGCTAAACGATGAGTGGTTTACAGTTCGGGAGGCTGCCCAGTATTTGAAACTCAGTCCGAGTGCTATACGAAAATATATGCGTTTAGGTAAGTTACCTTGTTATCGTCAGGGGTATATTATTCGGTTCAAAAAGAGCGACCTCGACAATTTCCTCGAACCGGTTAATTCTTGACAAGCTGTGTTATAATTAAGTGTAATGATGAATCAAATATCTAGAAAGAGCCTATCTACGCTCAAGATTGTTGGTGCCACCTTCGGTGCCATCGTGAGCTTTGGCTTTCTCCTCTGGTGCCTTACTGCGTGGGCTCGTATTGCGGCTGTCACGTATTTAGTGCCGTTCTATTTCCCAGAGTGAATCAAATGGGCTAATTCTTGACAAGCGTGATATACTTCTTATGAGATGCATTACTTTCTTATCGGGTTAGCTATCGTCGGTCTGTTTCTAATTGTCACCCTTGAACATACAAAGGTGGCTTTCGGTGTCTTGATATTACTCATTGCCTTCATCATTGAGGAGGTATGGCGACATGCTTTACGGTGAAGGCCATGTCTTCAAAAAATCCATCGCCTCTTTTGCCAATCTTGTTTTTTCCTTTTCGCATTGGTCAATCAATTCCCTTTTCCTCTTGCTGTCTAAATCAGGCGAATCGTAAATTTGATTCTCTATTCTCCCTATCTCCGTCATATTCCTACCAATGCGCCTTAACGCCCTCGCCGTCTTGGAATAAAACTCTTTATATTGGTAGTCGTAAAATAACAACAGTTCCGGATGAGCAGTCTTGAGCCTCTCAGCCTCGCTAATCTTTCCTAAGCGTACCAATTCCTGAAAGTGATTCTCATACTGCTCATATTGCTCTACCGTCCTGTAGAATCTATTTACTGACTCGCTAGATGAGCCGATGGGGTTGCGTACTACAAAGGATTTTATTACAGGCATTTCACTTAATTCTTTTGACGGCTCAGGGATATTAGAAGCTATGCCGATTCCCTTCAAAATGCCATCTATAGCTTCTACTGTATATCGCCCCAATCCAGCAGTCCAAGCATAGAGCCAATTATCTATCTTTGCAGGCGGTAATTTAAGCCACTCACCCATCTTTTTAGCACTTTCAGATGTATAGTGGGTGTATTGTAATTCAGGTGGCATTTTCTGCCTGCTTTCTGGAACGATTTGTCTTCCCATGAAGAAGCTGTAGTTGGTCATCCACTCCAAAGCAGGAAGAGCAAAGGTGGGAATAAAACCAGGAGAGCCAGCCTCCATTAAATTCATAGCAGTCTCTTCCAGCAATGCTGGGTCACGCTCATCCAACCACTCAAGAAAACGCTCCGGGACCGAACCAAAAATAATCCCTAGTTCAAAGGGCTTAGGGATTCGATAAATGTTATCCTCCGTCATAATTATCCAGAATAAATCCTTCTGCCATTGGGGGATTTCTTTCCATCTAGGATCGCCCCTATTCACCATATAAAGCACGACAGAGGGCATCGTAATGCCACCAAAAACCTTAAAAGATGTCTTTAGGGGTTGTTCTCTGAAAGCTCGAATCAATTTATCCCAACCTTGGACATTGGCATTAAAGAAGGCGATAAACTGGTTCAGTACCTTGCCTGCAGTTCCCATTCTGGAGAAGTCCAGACTAACTTCCTTTGAAGCAAATCCAGCTTGGGGGGGAGTAACACCTTTGGCTAGTGCTTGGCGAAATTCCCCAAGACGTGTCCCTTTTTCACCCGCCTCACTGACTACTCTTAATGCTTCTATGGGATGCTTGAAATATTCAACTGCTGGCTTGCCCTTCAGGACTTGTTGGAATGTCTTTGTTAAGTATTCCCTATCTACTGAAATAAGCATAGAATGTTCAGCACCAGACATGCGATAAAGCCAATAGGCGTCACTCTTGCCAACCATATCAGCCACACCTTTAGTAAAATCTATGCCTGGCATAAATCCGTACTTAGAATAGACAAAGGCAGTCATTTGGTCTCTTATTGGATTTCTAGCCATAAAATCAGGACTTAGCGTAGCACCTGCCCTCAGCCATCTTGTCGGCGCTGAGAAGAATCTACCAATCGTTCCCATTTGCTCTCTGTCCAAAGCCAAAAGTGCATCTCTTATGTCATCATCAACCTTAAAGAACTTTGCCTTGCCCTTTATTAAAACTGTGACCTCGTTGCCCTTCGCCACCATAGATGGCCTGAAGATGTTAATGGCTTGATTTACTAATTCATCCGATAAACCTTCACCCTTCAGCCCCAATTCCTTAGCTGTGACTGATGCGACTTTAGACATAGGGGTTTTTATCGGAGCAAAAAGTTCTATTAAGCCAGGATTCCTGTCAACTAGATTTGCCATCATTATGCCGACCTGGTTTCTTTCACCGGCACTAACGATGAGATACGTATTACGCACCATACTCTCTAATGGATTGATTATCTGCCTTTCTGAGCCCTTGATTCGCTTCACGGGAGAGGTGATATTTGCCATAGCCTTCCCCATATAGCCCTTAACTTGTAATTCCTCGAAGACACGGTTAAATGGGACATAAGAGCCATATTTAGCCTGCATCCTCTTTGTGGCCACATCGCTAATCAAGCCCGTCTCCTTAGCATAATTGAGAAGCTCCCCATTATATTTATGGACCTTCTCAGCCACACCCTTAAAGACAGGGTACATCTTTTCAAGCTCCCTTATAGATGCTTTAGCTAAAGCAGGCTTAATCCCTGTCTTTATTCCATATTCAGTGAGCTCAATAGAATGTTTGCTTGTAAGATAGGTTGCAAAGTCTTGCCACGTTGCTCCTTCGCTCACGGGTTTGAGAATATCAGTAAGCCCCTCACCCACGAATTTTGGCTTGGTGACACCCTCCGCAACATCCCAATATTCCTTGCCCATTGTGCCTTTTTCCAGCCAGACATTTGCCTTACTCTGCCAGCCCCTCAGTAGTCTAGCGGTAATATACGGGTCCGCCCTTGCCGGAATGTCCGCACCTGCCTTTACCGCTGCATCTCGGAACTTCCGAATGGCATAAAGGTCATCCAAGAGCTTCTTGTTGAACTCAACCCATCCTCTCCCTAACTTTTCAGATAATGGCCGTTTCGGCGCTTCAAAAGCTATATGTTGAGCGACATCATCGGTTGCTTTAAGCCCGCCCCTAGCAACTTTGGGTATTATAGGCGCAACCTCTTCCCCCACCTTTGCAGCAGCCGGTGAAACTAATGGTTCTGGTGCTAACTTAGCCGCAACTTCAGGGGCAGCCTCAGCAGCCTTTGGTGCTACTCTAGCAACCTCTTCAACCACTTCGGTGAAAGCACCCTTACCCTTCTTTATGACTTCTTTAACGAATTGGTCTGTAGCCTTGCCGACTGCTTGTGTGGCAGCTTTGTTAGACATTCCCTTTTCCACCAATTCCAGAACCAATTTCTCGCCTGTAGCACCTTTTTTAAGTGCGCCTAAAACCAGTTTTATAGCCGTCTTGCCCGCGATTGGACCTTTCGCTGTAGGTTGAAGCCACAAGACAGGTTCGGCCATCCTTGCTACTCCGCCAGCGAGTGGATGCTCTTCTTCCCATTCCCTAAACGGCTGCCCACCACGCCACGGCTCTGTAACCATAGCCGCCCATCTGGTTTCCCATTCCTCATACTGTTCAGCCATCGGTTTTGTAGCACTAATGAGCTCTCTAAAAGCCTCACGCCTGTCTTCTGGTACTGGCCCATATTTCTCTTCGAGCCTTCGGAGTATAAGCTCACGCCTCTCCGCATCGGTATCCAGTAATCCAGGAGTGGGTGCTTCCCTAACCTCAGCTTCAGGCAGTATTGTCCTTACCCAGCCTCTTAATCCCATTCTTTGTATTACGGCACGGGTTAGAGGTGTATCGCCAGCCTGACGAATAGCAGCAACAAACCCTTCAGGGTCTGCCTCGGCGAAATCTACCATTTCTGTTATATCAGCCTCAGTAAATTCACCCTCCAATCTCTCAATCACACCAGGTATGGTCTTAGCTTCCTCTAGCGTATATTCGGTCCCCTCTGGGTCTGTTACTCGATCATCGCCTAGCTTCCACCCGTTAGGCGTCGTATATTCTAGTTGATAGGCTGTGGGGACTGGCTCTATTTCCCCTTGGTTTATACCAGCCTGAAATTCCCTTAACTCTTGCTCCCATTCGCTCAAAGGAACAGGCTCAACACCCCAGCCATACACCCTTTTCAACTGACTGAGATATTCCTTCCGTATAGCAGGTGACATAGTTGTCAAATCCTGCCCTGATAACTCTTGAAGGGCATTAAGGTCGGGTTCTGTAACAGCAACACCCCAGCCTTCGGGAATACGCCCCATCCGCTCGTCACGCTCTATGTGAAGTAGATTGCGATATGCCTTCCTTAAACTGTCTCGATAAATCCTGCGTTCCTGCGGGGACATTGCCCCAATATCCCTAGCTGGGAAAGCCGTAGTTATGTCCAGTCTAGCAGATAAGTCCCTGATCCCCGCTAAGTATTGGTCTTCCGACCGTATGTGTAGCGTGGGGACACCGCCCGGCGGTGTGATTTCTTCATAACCAACAGGTGCTTTCCACTCAGGCTCCGCCAACCGCCTCTCTTCTTCTAACCTTTGTTCTTCCAGTAGCCTTGCTTCTTCTACACGCTTCCGTTCTGCTTCCTGCTCCTGTTCCAGCGTAGTACCCCAGGGCATTGCCGCAGCAGGCTCTTCTAGTAGTTGCTTTTGTTCCTCAGCAGCTTTCTTCGCCGCCTCTTCTTCTAATCGCCTCTGCTTTTCTTTCTCATGCGCTTGTACGTGCCCAGCAAGCGCCGCTTCACTCTTAAAGCCCGCACCGCAAATCGGACAGGTAAATGACACTTCAGGCTTCACTGGAGCGGGTTCCCCAAAGCCTTTTTCAGCAGTGGCAACCCCACCTTTATCCCTTCTTTCGGTATTACCGAATAACGTATCCAGGAAAGTCGGCATTATTTCTTCCCCTTGAGAAATGGATACTTCATAAATGCCGGTGTTTCAGGGGTTGGTTCGCCAATCGAGGCGGCAATGCTCTCAGGCGTAGGTTCTGCGATAGGCATGGCCTGACCCACTGGCTGAGGTGGCATATAAGGTTGTTTTTGGCTGGCTAATAACTCCAAGAGCTTGGGCAAGCGGGCTTCGGGAGACGCTTCAGGCTCGATTAAGTCATCTATTCTTTGGAGGATGTCTTTCTTTGTAAGTGTCATTTTGACTCTCCTAGCGTTTTTGCTTGCCGTGCTGTCTGAACAGCCTCCTGCCCAGTTCGCTTGGCCTGTTCTGTCGCTAATTTCTCAGACGGAGCCCTGCCAGGGTATATCTCCTCCTTGGGCTGCGAAGCGGCATTGGGGGGCGGTCCCATCGCTACGGGCGTTTGAGCCAACTGGTCTTCCAGCGCTTTCATAATCAATCTAGCCTTTATCTGATTTATCTTTTCCTCAGTCACATCGCCAGCGGCCAGTCCTATGGCTGCATCTGCGAGTTCCAATGTAGGTAAGATATTGTATAATCGCTCCAATTTAGCAGCCCTCAACATACCAGATGGGTCTTCTACTCGCATTACGTTTCTAAAAATCCATTCAGCGGGGAATCCAATCGCCTTTAGCTGTTGGGATAGCTGTGCATTAGCGATGTTTTCCTGCGGACTAACCGAGTCGTAGCTGAAACTGACCATGAATTTATCCTTAAAGATGTCCTTGTCAATCTCAATTGCATCCTCTTTGGCAACTTTTGTCTTAAAGCAAGTCCCTGTGATTTGTCTGCGTAATGACGTGCATATCTTTCGGTACATCCCCGATTTGACTTTTCGGCGTGGCACTATTACCTTATCTCTGTCGCTCTTTAGGTCAGCTATGGCAAGAGCAGAAAGCTCGATGTTCAACTGTCCCAAATTCACACTAGACATCGTGGCACGTTCCCACCTTTGGAATAATAGGGTGAACAATGTCTGCGCCGAGGGGGTCATATCCCTCAAGGGTATTGCATCGAGTTTTTCATTCTCATTTAGCTGAAGCACAATCCCATACCCGAATACATTTGCATTCTCCATATCTCGTGTGCCGTAATAAACTAACGGGGTCATAAATTGCTGTTTGTTGATTGTTGCCCAGATAGAGGAGACTTCATTTAAGGAGGGTATTAAACCTCGAACTGGCGCATACACAGACTCGCCCTGCCTTGACAATGCTTCGGCATAATCTCCTCCACCAGTGCCAATTAAAAGAGGTTGTGTGGGCACGGCCATAATTTCAACAGGGCAGAACCCTAAATCATGCACAACTGTTTTTAGCGGTACATCACCACTTTTAATCCTCGCATCGGTGGACTGGAATATGTTGAACTCCTTATCATCCCACACGCAACTCAATTCCACATCAGCTTTAGTCCCCAGTGTTTTTTTATAAGTCTCTTCCGCTTCGAGCCGCCCCATGCGTATTCTATAAGAACGCCATTTCTTACCCTGTTTGTCGATTCCCCACATCATCCATCTGGGGTCTAACGGCTTAATAACGGGAAGATATTTATCACCGTCTTTATACATCAACACTAAAGCACCAACCCAGCCACGGAGTAACGCAAAGAAATTAAAGCAAGTATCAAGAGGCTCAATCAGTTCTTCGGCTAAACTTTCATCATTCACATACAGATAGTTGCTAATTTCTTGCTCTAACTTACTCTGGATTGCTGGGTCAACGCCCGTTATATCCATCGTTCTCTTGTCAAGAGTCAGTATAGACATAGCGGCATCACCGAAAACACGTGGATCATTAAGCGTGATATTACTGACATTCTCTAGCGGCTTCCCGTCTTTATCGCTCAATAAAAATGTCTTTAGATAATAAAGATTAAGGTCATCATCCATACGCTTGTGCAAGGTTTCAAAATTCTTTATTGCGTCATTTGTATTTATCATCCAAATCTCCAGACCTTTACTTTGCTGCTTTGGGGTATGCCCGCATTAAATTCTGATATGATGTACCGAACTGCATCACAATTGGAAACCAAAACACCGTTCGCAAAATATTCGTGAACGGTGTCTACAGTTAGGTTATATACAGGTTGTTTGCAATTTACCCTTACGCTTAAGACATATGAGCTTTCTTCCGCATGTTCTTGAACAGGTAACTGCTCTTGCGTATTTATTTCTGATAAATTGGCCTTTACAGATTGGGCAAATTCGAATTTCATTATCGCTTCCAGTCTTGTAGCGATAAGCCGTTCTGCATCTGTTAGAACAAAATCTATTTCTCCCTTTGGGAATGCTTTGATACTTCCTACCACACATTTCGCAGATAAATTCAATTGGCTTTCTATTGGCAAGACTTTGTTTCCAGTGTTCACTATGCCATCTTCTGCCTTCTGGTGAGCGATGCCATTCCTTTGTAAGAGGCTGTATCCGCTCAAGATGTTCAAGATCGTAGATATGACTTGCATTATGTTCCGAAATGTGTGGCTTACCCTTTTTAGCCACAAGATTAGATAGATTATTGTTGAGTGGATTATTGTCTTTATGGTGTATATGATAGCCTTTAGGAATTTCCCCAAAGGCATCTTCCCAAATGGCACGGTGAAGATACCCAAGGGATGACCTAAAATAAACACGGTCAGCCCGTCTCTTCGCTTTAGGGTATCGGTGATAGGCAGTTCCGTTGAAGTTAATGGTTTCTCTTTCCATGTCTCTATCATATCATAATAACGCACCGAGTTCAATGGAACAAAGCCCTTCCCTTGAATATAAATAGGGTGTTCTCCTGTTCCTGTAAGCGAAGTACCATTAGAAAATCCCACCGTGATTGTATCTGCTTCATTTTGGGTCATCCCAGATGCCATAACAGGGGAATAACCCTGCCGTGTGGCTACTAAATCTCCAACCTTAACATCCTCGATGGGTTTAGCTCCATCTATTATTTGTATTTGAGTACCCTCTATAAGGCATAAATGAAATCGCTCTTTTTCTTTGATTTTTTCAGTGGCTTCGTATCTTTCATCTAGTTCCCTGCTATATGTTTGGAAGTCTTCAAGAAGGCGGGTCATATCATCAAACAGAAACATCTTATTCAGTTTGTGGAAGGCATAAACCCTATCAATGCCCACTTCAACGTCTTTTATGTAGGGCTTTGACACTCTCCAATCGGCAACCGAAAAGCTCTCACGCCACCCATCTTCACTGGCTGCGCCGCCAACACGTTTGATTATGTTTTCATCCTTAGATAACTCTCTTAATGCCTGTGCATGCTCGGCAGCCGACATCCCCCCGGCTAAATACTCCCGATAGCCATAGAGGTTGCCTGTAGTGGGTTCTAAGGCAAAGAACACGGCGGCGGTATTGCTGCCACCGAAATCCATACCCACATAGCAAGTCCACTCTTTAGGGATAGGGAATCTTTTTATAATGCAGGTCTTTTCGTCAAAGGCATCATAAATCAACCCTGCGGGTTTTGAATATCGCCCTCGGTAAAATAAATCAAACTTCCAGGAGGGCATTGTAGCTTTTGCCCTTTCGTATTCATCCCTGGGAAACCCTGGGCAATCTATTGAATCAAATTGGATAACATCTATATCAGGATCACCCTCCAGCCACCTCAGGTAAATCTCATTTTTCAGCCAGCCCGAAATGTTATAGAGGGTTGTAGTCCCCAAAATTCGTCCAGCACCAAAGCCAGTTGCTCTTCCTACCCTTCTTAAAACTGCATCCCAAGCCTGCCTACCAAACCCCTCTTGCCCACATTCATCTAGCCACGCTGCATTAGCAGTAACTGATTCGATAGACCCTGGGTTATCGGCAGAACAAAGAAAAACCCTGCTATCAGAGTCATAGAACTGAAACACCTTTTTGGAAAAGTTATATTTCCCTAAATTATGGTAATCTTGAAAGAGTGTCAGGAACTCTCTCTCTAACTTCTTCTCAAGAAGGGGGAAAGTGGCGCTAACAATCAGGTAATCACCCTCGCCGCAGGTGTCTATCTCACGATATAGCCAATCACACCCAAATACGGTCTTCCCGCTTTGATTGCCGGCGAGCAAAAAGATAAAACGCTTGGTACTTTCCCACGCCTGTGTTTGCCCTTTGTGGAAATTCTTTCTTAGGGTTTGAGTACCATTTTTATTGTTTATAAGCTCACGGTAAGCAGGAATCTCAATCGCTGTTGGCATCTGCAATTTCCTGTGTTATTTTTTTAGTTTCAGTCACGCTGACTTTGCCGTAATCCTTCACGATTTCCTCTCTGGTTATTTTGATGCTCTTTTTCTCTTCCCTGTAAGTCCTTTCCCCAAACTCCTTCGGAGCGAGATTCTTCAGCATGAAAATAGCAGCGGTCACATTAGGCATTTGGACTTTAATAGTCTCATCAGTAGCGACACGGAATAAGAAACTCGCCAGCCCGTCGACTCGTTCTGCCGTGAGTTTTTCATACTCACGCCTGAACTGCTCATCCTTGCAAGTCCATAGGTGGACACACTGCCTCGTGATACCCACTTCCGTGCACGTCTCAGCCTGTGCGCGTAATGGGTTTTTCTGGGGATACACTTGTAAAAATGCAGCCTTCTTTTGGTCAGTTACCGCTTTTGGTGTAGGCATATTAAATCTTGTCTATCGCCTCTATGGTTTGAATTTGCTCAATGATTTTGGGCTGTAGGATCGACCTCTGGTACAAGTCCCAGGCGGCGTTGACCTTATTGCGGAACTCTTGAAACTCATCCAATGAAAATCCAGCCAGGGGCATTAGCCCAAAAGGAGTTAGTATTCCTAACTGAAACACATGGTTTATCGGGTCAACGATAATATAAAGTCTCAATCTATAAGTTCCTCCAACTTAAATACCACTTCCTCAATTGCTTCGTATATCTCATCCCGAAGTGCATACCTACATTCTGCCCTATGCTCCAATCTTATCAATAGAAGGTGTAGGGCTTCATGCTTGGCGCTTTGCTTAACATCCTTAAATGGTTTGTCCGTGTCTAGTAATTTACTGTTAAGCCTGACCGTAGCTACCATATCATTCTGCATAACAGTTATCTCAGCAAAATGACCTTCTAATGGCTCATACTTAAAATACACCTTGTAGCCAGTAAGCCCGAAGCGTTGCTGATAGTGCTTAAAGTGTTTCTGGAACTCAGCAAAATCCTTACTCATGCTAACTCCCATGCTCTATAATCTACAGCTCTCTGCCACCGTGCTTTAGAATCGTCAGGACAGCCCAATATCTTGCGCCGTGCAAGGATATCCTTAATCGCCACTATCCGCTCAGGGGGTAAGGAGGGCGTAACATCAGATGGGGCAAAAGGCGTAACGTTCTTAGTGGGTGTAACTTTACTCCTGTAACGCCTCATACGCTTCTTGGCAGCTTCCCGTTCCTTAGTTTTGTCTTTGTATGCCATCTCACCCCTGATGCTTTTGTCCTCTTTACTGATGGAGGCAAGCCGTATTTCTTTTCAAAAGTACCCATTCTACTTCCTCTGGGCATATACTTTCTCCCCCCTTTGGCTATCTTGATAAGGCTTATCTATTGCTATTTGCCTACACCTCAACTTGTGCATCTTAAAATAGCGACTGTTATAAATACCAATACAATTGTTCCGCCAAGCAACCCGAAGGCCACATAAAACGCTTCTAACCCCATTTCTGAACCAGACAAGTAATGATATTGGTAACCACTACATTCGGTGGAATGTTC